TATTGACACCGCCAATAATCATTTACCACAACCCTTGAAAGATCTTGGACTCAGGATCAACGGCAGTAACTTATGTAATGAAATTCATTTACCTACAAGTGCTGACCGAACCGCAGTATGTTGTCTGTCATCACTCAATTTGGAGTATTACGATGAATGGAAGGACACATCTATTGTTCGGGATCTTATTAGGATGCTCGATAACGTATTGCAGTACTTTATTGATAACGCACCTGACACAATCAGCCGTGCCAAGTGGTCTGCTGAACGAGAACGGTCAATTGGCCTTGGAGCAATGGGTTTCCATTCCCTACTCCAAAAACACGGAGTCGCTTGGGAATCTGATAAAGCACGGGAAATCAACGATGTTGTGTTCCGTCACATCAATACCGAAGCCGTCGCAGAAACAGAACAACTCGCAGTCGAACGCGGAGAATACCCAGATGGTGTCGGTTCAGGTCGACGGAACTCGCATCTTCTTGCTATCGCCCCAAACGCCTCGTCCGGTGTTATTCTGTCTACGTCCCCAAGTATCGAACCCTCAAAAGCGAACGCCTATACCCACAGAACGAGAGCTGGTAGTTTCCTTGTAAAGAACCGATATCTCGAAGAGTTGTTAGAAGAGAAGGGTGAGAACAACGAGTCGACATGGACATCAATCATCACTCAGAAAGGGTCGGTGCAACATCTACCATTCCTGAACGAAGGTGAAAAGGCCGTGTTCAAGACTGCGGATGAGTTAGATCAGATGTGGTTAGTCACACACGCCGCAGACCGTCAACGATTTATCTGTCAAGGTCAGTCGGTCAATCTGTTCTTCCCTGCCGGTGCAGAGAAGTCATATGTGAACAAGGTGCATCTACGTGCATGGCAGTTGGGTCTCAAAGGTCTGTATTATCTCCGCACCGAAGCAAAGTCTCGTGCAGAGAATGTATCAGAGAAGGTTGAACGAGTTGCATTGCAGGATGATCAACGCAGTATAGTTTATTCTAAAAAGAATTGTCCATTCTGTGCAATGGCAATGGAAGAACTGAAACTTCGGGGTATACCTTTTGACAAGGTTGATCTCGAAGAAATTGGTAAAACTGCCGCAGAAGTCACCGGTAGAAAGGTAAATACTGTACCACAGATTTATATTGAAGGTCAGTATGTCGGAGGTTACGACGAACTCATGATACACTTTAACGGTGCAAACGCACAAGAATCAGACGAATGCAGAGCTTGCGAGGGATAAATGTCACTACTAGATTTTAGTACAACCTACAAACCATTTAAGTACCCTTGGGCAGTAGAACTGTCTAAGAAACACGAAGAAGTCCATTGGATCGAAGACGAAGCGGAGTTGAGTGAAGATGTCCAAGACTGGAAAACCAAACTCTCCGGAGATGAAAAAGAATTCATCACACAAGTGTTGCGGTTGTTTACTCAATCGGACGTTCAGGTGGGTGAAAATTATCACGAACTTCTCATCCCCAAATTCAAGAACAACGAAGTGCGTAATATGCTTAGTTCGTTCGCCGGTCGTGAGGCGGTACACCAGAGAGCGTATGCCCTTCTCAATGACACGCTCGGTCTGCCGGATGAAGAGTATCACAAGTTTCTTGAATACAAGGAGATGGCGGATAAGGTAGACTTCATGAAAGAGGGTGACACATCGTCTCATACAGGTCTTGCACTCGCACTCGCACAGTCAGTATTCAATGAGGGTATGTCTCTGTTCTCTTCCTTCGTGATGTTGCTGAACTTCCAGCGCTTCGGTAAGATGAAGGGTATGGGTACAATCGTCGAGTGGTCTATCCGTGATGAAACTCTACATGTGCAGGGTAACGCAAAGTTGTTCCGTACATTCTGCGAGGAACATCCCCGCATCGTTAATGACGAACTGAAGTCGAAGATATATACAATGGCGAGAAACGCAGTAGATCTCGAAGATAAGTTTATCAATCTTGCTTTTAAGGGGAATGATGTTGAGGGTCTTACTAAGGAAGAGGTACGCCGGTATATACGCCATATTGCTGACCGTCGCCTACTCCAACTTGGTCTTCGAACAAAATTCCGTCAGAAAGATAACCCATTACCATGGCTCGACTGGGTGCTCAATGGTGCATCACACGATAACTTCTTCGAGAAGAGGGTAACAGAATACTCCGTGGTCGGCATGGAAGGCGAATGGGGTTGGGATGAGGTAGCATAGTGGAATGTATTATTGAAGTCGGTGCACATATTGCCACCGATACTAGAAGATTAGCTGAAAAATACAAAGGGGTTACTTTTTATTGTTTTGAACCGACGAATTATTTGTTTCATAAAAATGTTCTAAGGTTTACAGACAGTTTTCCTAATATACATGCTTATCAATGTGCGGTAAGTTTGGAAGATGGTGAAGCCGATTTCTATAATGCCACTGACGATGGGTGCAGTTCTTTGCACCCCTTTACCGAAAACATAACCGATGACTGGAATAAAGCGTTAGACGAAAAGTTGGGTGATCGACACCATAGGGAGAAAAGGTGTGGGCCAAGAGCTCGTCATTTCTTGCACTTTGAAACAGAAAGAGTGAAAACAATTCGTATAGACACTTTTCTTCGTGATCAAAATTTTCCCCTAGATGGTATTATTAAATACTTGCACTGTGACGCACAAGGAACAGACTTAAATGTTTTAAAAAGTTTTGGTGATTATATTGATTGTCTTCAAGCCGGGGTTATAGAAACATCAAAGAAAAGTGGTCTCAACCTATATGACAACCAAACAAACTATACCGAAGACGCGGTTGTTTGGTTGTCATCAAAGGGATTTAAGATTTTGGATATTGAACACTGTGATCCGATAGGTTCAGAAACCAATATTCATTTTGAGAGGTGAGTAATGGACGAATACGAATACGATTTATACTGTGAAGTATGTGAATCTGATCTAACCCTAATTGTAAAAGATGGTTCTGCGGAACCACCTGAATACTGTCCTATGTGTGGAACTCCCCAAGAGGAAGGCGATTGGGGATGAAAAAACCCGCTCTGGGCATTTGTTATACAGATGATCGTTACAAAAAAGGATCTTTTACCGATTGGGATAACGAAATATTCGCCAATTCCGGTTGGCAGGTACACGACGCTGGTTATGCTCTGTATGATTATGAAAAAGATGAATTCATAGTTTATGAACTGTCCAAAGCAACTGGGATAAAACACGGGCATGCCCGACTACTTGGTGATAACTTCGAATCTCAAGAAAAACACTTTAATGATTTTTTAAATCATTCTGGATACGAAAACGACTTCTCTTCCTTAGTAATGGGCATGAATTGTCCTGAAAGTAGAATGAGACTCAAGGTGAATAGATTAAGTGGTGGCATTGCTGGTTATAGTGACCACATGGAGCACCTCGTAAAAAAAGAAGAATCTCATTTAGGTTGTTACCATCATGTAGCTCACACCTATAGTGCTTACATCCAATCTCCTTTTCGAAAATGTTTGAGTTTGTCATTTGATGGTGGTAGTAACGAATCGTCTTTTCGTTTAACCCTGATTGACAATGGTAAGGTAGTCAAGACTAGAGCGTTTTACGACAAATATTTTGGCTATTATTATAACCTTCTCGGCGAACTAGTACCTGAGATATGTAAGACTGTGCACGGTCGCGCTTCAGACTCATTAATGGACGGTATGGATAGGCCCGGTAAGTTCATGGGATGTACTGCTTTAGGGAAACCCAACAAAGTTGTTCGAGCGCTTACTGATCAATTATTTGCTCTTACTCCAAGTCAACTTAACAAAAAACAACATTTTGCCATACGCAACAATCTCGCCAGTTTATGTGACGCAGGAGAGGTGACCGCATACGATATTGCATACAACGGTCAAAAATCTTTAGAGTATGCGACAGCACAATTTCTTATACAACACAAAGATTGGCTTGACGAAGCCAATAACAATCTAATCTTGACCGGCGGTATCGCTCTTAATGTGTTGAACAATGCATATATTCGAGATCTGTTTAAGTGCAAAACTTTTGTGTGTTCTGCTCCCAACGATAGTGGTTTACCATTAGGCATATTAACCTATCATTTGTGTCAAGATGAAAATTGGTCATGGTTAGATCCTGCTAACAGGAAATCGTTGAGATTTGCTACACTACCGGTGAAAGATTACGATGAGATACCTTACCACATTCAAGACAGAGGCGCAAAGGAGGTTACACTAAAAGATGTTGCTGATGTCATACTCGCAGGAAATATTGTCGGAACAGTTTGGGATAACATTGAATTTGGGCCTCGAGCACTAGGACATCGGTCTATATTGTGCGATCCTTCTATTTCTGATATGAAAGACATCATCAATTCTAAAGTCAAATTCCGTGAGTGGTTTAGACCATTCGCTCCTGCTTGTCGGAAAGAAGATGCTCCCAAATACTTTATATCTGATAGTTTTGACAATCTGGAAAGTATGTCATATGTCGTGACATGTAAGAGTGGAACGCAAAAAAATTATCCTGCCATATCTCATGTCGACGGAACAGGCAGACTACAAACTGTAAGTCGCGACGATCCTGAAGACGCAGATTTTTACAAACTTTTAGGTTATATACCAACCGATATATTATTAAACACTTCCTTCAATGTAGGTGGTAAACCTATTCTAAATACGGTAGAAGAGGCGTTGTGGATGCTAGATAACACAGGTCTAGATAATGTCGTAGTTAAATATGAAGGGAGATTCTACCTATTTGGTACCTAGAAGACAAACCATTTGAACCCACCGAAGAGTTCCTCAAACAGTATCATGGATTCGTCTATGAGGTTACTGAGTTGGCGACCGGTAAGAAATACATCGGTAAGAAAGGGTTCTGGTCTACTCGCAGGCTCCCACCACTCAAGGGTAAGACTCGTAAGCGCCTGACAATCAAAGAGTCAGACTGGAAAGACTACTATGGGTCGTCAGAAGAGGTTAAACGCCTTGTAGAGGACGGTGGCGCCTTCAGGCGGGACATTCTGCGTCTGTGCAAGACAAAGGGAGAGTGTTCTTACTACGAGGCGAAGGCACAGTTCGACAAGGATGTGTTGTTCGATGATACATATTATAACGAATTTATTGGTTGTAAGATCCATTCCAAACATCTAAAATGATAAATAAATCTATACATTCAATTGAGGTCTGATCGTGTTACGGTTTTCACAATATCTGGAAGAGGGTGTCAATGACCCCGCAATCTTTAAGGCAGTATTCCTCGCGGGTGGGCCTGGTTCTGGTAAGTCATTCATCGTAGGTAAGACCGGTCTCACATCGATGGGATACAAGGTCGTGAACTCTGACGACGCATTCGAGGCAGGAATGAGAAAGGCGGGTATGACGATGTCACCCGATAACATTTTCTCGCCAAAGGGTCAAGAGATACGCGGAAAGGCAAAACGTCTCACAGGCACCAAACAGGCGCGTTACATAAAGGGTCGGCTGGGTCTTGTGGTCGATGGTACCGGTAAAGACCCTGAGAAGATTGCACGACAGGCACAACAGATTCAGACACTAGGTTACAAAGTCGCAATGATTTTTGTCAACACAGACCTAGACACCGCACTCAAAAGAAACAAAATGCGTGAGCGTTCACTCCCCGATGCAGAAGTAGAAGCATACTGGAAGGCAGTGCAACGCAATGTTGGTAAGTTCCAACGTATGTTTGGTAAAGAGAATTTCCTTGTAGTCGACAACAGTGAAGGTAAGAACTACGAGAAAGAAACACTCCGTGCGTACCGTGATGTTCGAAAGTTCACTGACAAACCTCACAACAAGAAGGCACAGGCATGGATTGATACAGAGAAAGCAGCTATCCGTCAAGCGGGTAGAACTCGTGGTGGGAGTGGTAGCAGATAACACTTGACACCCTGTATAGATATGTGTATAATGAGCTAAACGCGATAAGGAAATATTATTATGGCATTAACAAACAATTTAGCGGTATTTGAGATTCTTGAGAAAGCATCTAAGAAACGCGCTAAAAAAGACAAGATAGAAGAATTGAGGAAACACGAAGATAATATGGCTTTGAGAGATATTCTTCAAGGTACGTTTGATTCAAGAATTCAGTGGAATCTACCCACTGGGCCTGTTCCTTACACTCCAAGTTCCGCAGAAACTCCCCCGAGCACCCTTACCAAAGCACACATGAATTTTAAGTATTTCGTAAAAGGTTTACGTGATAGCGAAAAATTGATGGGTGTTAAAAGAGAAAGAATGTTTATCGATATGCTCGAGTCAATACATCCTCGCGATGCAGAACTCGTTTGTAATATGATTAATAAAAAACCGCCTATGAAAGGCATAACTGAAAAACTTGTAAAGGAGGCATTTCCAGATCTTTTGTAATGATATGATTCCCATTAACTAAAATAAGGAGAGTACATGGTTCAAACGAATCAGTTAGAAAGACTTAAAAAAGACTCGCAAGAGTTGGGACATTACATTCACAAATTAAATAAAAGGGGTAAGGCAGATATTGCACACAAAGTTGCTAAACGACAATTGTTCTTAGACACTGCAATATCACAAGCTGAAACTCGACTAAGGGGGTGATCCTTTATCTGGAACTGGCCCCTTAGATGGGGCCTTTTTCATTTCTGGAATCTCATTATGCCAACATACGATTTACGCAACAAAGAAACTGGGGAAGTCAAAGAATTCCTCGTATCCATATCAAAGAAAGAAGAGATGGTCTCCTCGGGTGAATGGGAACAAGTTCACCTTGGAGTCGCAGACCTTGTTACTCACACTGGATCAATGCTTGGAAAAACAAGTGGTGATTGGAAAGATAAATTAAAGCAGATCAAAAAACAAGCGGGTCGCAGAGTAACAAACACCATTCATGACTAAAACAAAACAACAGCATTCTGAGTCGATGAACATTCGTATCGACGATCTTCGCACAATTGAACCAGTTACCGGTGCACAGAAATATGCATGGCAATCATGGCGCGAGGGAGACAACCTCGCCATGGTCGGCACTGCGGGTACCGGTAAGACATTTCTTGCACTTTATCTTGCACTCGAAGAGGTGATGGACAAGTCAACCCCGTTTGACTCTGTTCGTATCATTCGCAGTGCAGTCCCTACTCGTGAGGTGGGATTCTTACCAGGCTCTATTGAAGAGAAACTCAATGCATTCACTGGCCCATATCGTGCGGCCTGCGCGGATCTTTTTGAGGATGATCGCGCATATGACAAGTTAGTTCATAATAAATACATACAGTTTGAATCTACTTCGTATATTCGGGGTGTGACGTTCGATAACAGTATTGTTCTGGTAGATGAGATGCAGAACCTCAACTTCCACGAACTGGATTCTGTGATTACACGTGTTGGACAATGTTCTAAAATCATTTTCTGTGGAGATGGTCGCCAGTCAGATTTTAAACAACAGACCGACAAGAATGGAATCAACACCTTCCTTGAGATACTTGAACAACTGAAGCACTTTACTGTGGTTGAGTTCTCATGGGAGGATATCGTTCGCAGTGGTCTTGTAAGAGACTACATAATGACAAAGGAGTGGATGGGTTTGTGATAAGAAAGTGGGATGGTATTCATTGGCACGGAAGTGGACGAAAACTCAATAGAATCGAACACATCGAAACTTTAATGGAAGGTATTGATGGTCTCATACAACGACATGGTTTGAAACCGGATATATTTGTTGATGTCGGTGCATATAAAGCGTGGTGGTCTCGTGCCGCAAATAGATTAGGATATTTTAATGAGATACACGCAATAGAACCTAATCATAGATTAGAACTGAGAAAAAAATTTGACGAGAACCACCCGATCAAGGTGCACACTTATGCGGTTGGTGACAAAACCGAAAAGGTCAAATTTTATTTCGATTCAGAAAATGGTAGAATAGGCACTCTCGACAGTGACCGGCGATTGTACCGACGTGTTACAATCGAAGTAAGAAAAAGAACGATAGATAGTTTTAATTTTAAAGGCGATTGTTTTTTTAAAATAGATGTAGAGGATCACGAAGTTCCGACATTAGTAGGAGCTCGAGAAACATTAACGAACAACAATTGTATTGTTTTAATTGAGATCTCTAAAGATCCCATCATATCATTTGATTTGATGAAATCATATGGTTATGAGGTTTGTGGTTATATGTTTGCTGAGGTGATGTATCCACTTGATGAAGACGTATTATTTACAAAGAATTGCAATGGATTGGATATATGGACTACACCAAGTGGAATGATTTTAGATTACGATGTAATGGTTGATGATTCTAAAAAACAAAAGGCTGCGAAAGCAGGTTACGATCTAACCAAAGAAAACCCTCTTTGGGCAGATTTTATTTTTAAAAAGGTAAAGTAAAATGTCAGATCTATTCGATTTTGGATTTACAGCGGTAACCGAAGACGAACTCGATGTAGTTCGTAGTACACAGACAACGTTGACGACAACAGAAGCACAGTTCGACAAACTGTACAATGCGATCGTTCCGTTGCTTAACAATCTTAAACTCAATCCGGAAAAGGACTACATATACTGGCCTAACCGGTTGGAAAAGGTAGAGGCCTTTGAGTCTCATTTGCAAAAAATTAGGAGTGGCGAATCATGAATCGCGAAGCAGTATTCGAACAACTTAAAATCGACGAGGGTGTAGAACATGAGATTTATCTTGACCATCTTGGATATCCTACTTTCGGAGTCGGTCATCTCGTGCTTGAGTCAGATCCAGAGCACGGACAACCCGTTGGAACAACCGTATCAGATGAGCGCGTTGCGGAGTGTTTTGACAGAGACCTCGATCTGGCAATAAGTGAGTGTGTTGCACTATATGGTGCAGACATCTGGGAAGGATTTCCAGGCGAAGTACAAGAGATTCTTGTGAACATGATGTTTAACATGGGTCGCACCCGTTTAAGTAAGTTTAAGAAATTCAACGCCGCGTTAGAAGAAGGTGATTGGAGTGAAGCGGCTGTTGAAGGTCGCGACAGTTTATGGTATCGTCAAGTAACGAACCGTGCAGAACGTTTAATGGAGAGAATGGAGAACATCTAAATCATGGCGAAGTATAGCCGTTTTGACCCTCGTAATAAAAAGAAAGGCCGTCACAAAGATCGTTATCTAGGTCGAACACAAAAACCAGTTCGACGTGAACTAGATCAAGATGATCGAGACTTGCAACGATACTACGAGTCGTTTAGAGCGAAATAGATGAACAATTGGTTCCGCGAACCAATCTCAGGGCAACCTATTTACGTTAACGAAGATTATGAAATAGATTGGCGCGGAACGATTGGTGTTGGTGATATTCTCTATGGGTTAAATGCTGCTCATAGTTTATCACACCTTTATAATCATCCTATAAAGATGAATGTCTTCTGGACGCATAGTGAAGATTACAATTATCACTATGAAGATCCAGAGACGATCATTGAACGTGCAAAGTATCTGCACGCCTACTATCACCGCGCAAGTGATGTCACGGTCGAAAATGTTTTTGATTCAAAAGACGCAGAGATCGAAAACTTCGC